GTTTTTCTTTAGTCCTATTCAAGATGGTATGGATCGGCCTAAATCCGAACTCGCCTATAGAGTACCTGCGTCTAAGTTTACTAGAAAGAAGATCACAACGAACGAAAAGTTAGAAGAAATACAAGGGTTAGATACAACTATAGACTGGAAAAATACAGGTGATAATAGTTATGATGGTGAAAAACTAAAACTACTAGTACACGATGAAAGTGGTAAGTGGGAAAGACCAGACAATATTTTAAACAATTGGAGAGTTACAAAAACATGCCTTAGATTAGGTAGTAGAATTATAGGTAAGTGTATGATGGGATCAACATCAAACGCTTTAGACAAAGGAGGAGAGAACTTTAAAAAATTATACAATGCTTCAGACGTTACCAAAAGAAATCGTAATGGACAAACAGCGTCTGGTTTATATTCTCTTTTTATTCCAATGGAATGGAACTATGAAGGATTCATTGATGAACACGGAATTCCAGTCTTTGATACTCCGGACCATGATGTCTTCGACCCACAAGGAGAGTTAATAGATATAGGAGTTGTAGAAAACTGGCAAAATGAAGCTGATGGTCTAAAAGGAGATCAAGACGCTTTAAACGAGTTTTATAGACAATTCCCAAGAAGCACGGAGCACGCTTTTAGAGATGAAGCTGCTGGAAGTATATTTAACTTAGTTAAAATATATGAACAGATAGATTACAACGAAGAAATGTCTAGAACTTTAGGTGTTACTAAAGGTAATTTTCAGTGGGCTAATGGAGTAAAAGATTCTACTGTTATATTTTACCCAGACAAAAAAGGCAGATTTAAAATAAGCTGGGTACCACCAACACAGATACAAAACAAAGTTGTAATTAAAAACGGTGTTAAGTGGCCAGGAAATGAGCACATGGGATCTTTTGGTTGTGACTCTTATGATATATCAGGAACAGTAGACGGTGTAGGCTCTAAAGGTGCATTGCATGGATTGACAAAGTTCTCAATGGAAGACTCTCCTGCTAATAGCTTTTTCTTAGAATACTTATCAAGACCACCAACTGCAGAGATATTTTTTGAAGATATTTTAATGGCTTGTGTTTTTTATGGAATGCCTATACTAGCAGAAAATAATAAACCTCGTTTATTGTATTACTTTAGAAGACGTGGGTATAGAGGGTTTAGTATGAACAGGCCTGATAAGATATGGAATAAATTATCTGTAGCAGAAAAAGAAGTTGGAGGAATACCTAACTCAAGCGAAGATATAAAACAAGCTCATGCTGCAGCTATTGAAATGTATATACAAGAGCATGTTGGTATAAAGCAAGATGGTTCTTTTGGAGATTGTTATTTTAATGAATTGTTAAATGACTGGTCAAGATTTGATATAAATAAAAGAACAAAGCATGATGCTTCAATTAGTTCTGGTTTAGCTATTATGGCTAACAATAGACATCTTTACAGACCAAACGCACCTATACAAAAACCTAAACTAAACTTAAGTATTGCTAAATACACAAACAAAGGCAATGCATCTAAATTAATCAAAGAATAAATATGGCAGAGTCTGTTATAAATAATTATTTCCCAAGCCAAGTTGTAAGTGATTTGGAAAAAATGAGCTATGAATATGGTTTAAAAGTTGCTAAAGCAATTGAGTCCGAGTGGTTTCATACTGATAGAGGTTCAAGTAGATATAGAAATAATCAAAATGATTTTCACAAACTAAGATTGTACGCTAGAGGTGAGCAATCTATACAAAAATATAAGGATGAGTTATCTATAAACGGTGATTTGTCCTATCTTAATTTAGACTGGAAACCAGTACCTATTATACCTAAGTTTGTAGATATAGTTGTTAATGGTATTGCTGAAAGAACATATGACATAAAAGCTTACTCTCAAGATCCTTATGGCGTTAGTCAAAGAACTGAGTATATGAACTCTTTGCTTGCTGATATGCAAACAAAAGAATTAAACGAATATGTTAATGAAGCTTTTGGCATTGATTTATATGAAAACGATCCTGAAGTTCTTCCAGAAACAGAAGAAGAATTAAAACTTCACATGCAATTAACTTATAAGCAGCAGATTGAGTTAGCTGAAGAACAAGCAATAAACACTTTGCTGGACGGTAATCAATACGAACTTACTAAAAAACAATTTTATTACGATTTAACCGTTTTAGGTATTGGCGCTGTAAAAACTTCTTTTAACACTTCAGAAGGTGTAGTTGTTGATTATGTTGATCCAGCTGATTTAGTTTACTCTTATACTGAATCTCCTTATTTTGATGATATATATTACGTTGGTGAAGTTAAAACTATACCAATAAACGAGTTAGCAAAACAATTCCCACACTTAGGACATGAAGAGTTAGAAGATATAATTAAAAACAAAAACTATAACAAATCTAACTACAATAATAGCAATAACTTAAGAGAAGAAGATAACAACAAAGTTCAAGTTTTATATTTTAATTATAAAACATATATGAACGAGGTTTACAAAGTAAAAGAAACTGGTAGTGGTGCTGATAAAATACTACCTAAAGACGATAGTTTTAATCCACCTGAAGATAAAGAAGGTGGTTTTGGTAAGCTTCAAAGATCTATAGAGTGCTTGTATGATGGGGCTATGATTATGGGTACTAAAAAATTACTTAAGTGGGAAATGGCTAAAAACATGATGAGGCCAAAAAGTGATTTTACTAAAGTTAAAATGAATTACGCTATTGTTGCTCCACGCATGTATAAAGGTAGAATAGAAAGTTTAGTAGGTAGAATAACTGGTTTTGCTGATATGATTCAGCTTACACATTTAAAATTACAACAAGTACTTTCACGCATGGTACCAGATGGTGTTTATTTAGATGCTGATGGTTTAGCAGAAATAGACTTAGGTAATGGAACAAACTATAGCCCACAAGAAGCTTTAAATATGTTTTTCCAAACAGGTTCTGTTATTGGTAGATCAATGACTTCTGAAGGTGATATGAATCCAGGTAAAGTGCCTATTCAAGAAATACAATCAGGTTCTGGCGGGCAAAAGATGCAAAGTTTAATTCAAACGTACAATTATTACATGCAAATGATTAGGGATGTTACCGGACTTAATGAAGCTAGAGATGGAAGCACACCTGATAAAAATGCTTTAGTAGGAGTACAAAAGCTAGCAGCGGCTAATTCTAACACTGCAACAAGACATATACTACAGTCAGGTTTGTTTTTAACTGGCGAAGTTGCTGAGTGTCTTTCTTTAAGAATATCTGATATACTAGAATACTCTCCTACAAAAGATGCTTTTGTGCAAGCTGTAGGTACTCACAACGTTGCAACTTTAGATGAAATCAAAGGATTACACTTGTACGATTTTGGTATATTTATAGAATTAATGCCTGATGATGAAGAAAAAGCTATGCTTGAAAACAATATTCAAATGGCTTTACAACAACAAAGTATAGATCTTGAAGACGCTATTGATGTTAGAGAGATCAAAAGTGTTAAACTAGCTAATCAGATATTAAAGATTAGAAGAAAGAAAAAACAAGAGAGAGATCAACTTGTTCAGCAACAAAATATACAAGCGCAATCACAAGCTAATATACAGGCTCAGCAAGCAGCAGCTCAAATGGAAGTGCAAAAAGCTCAAGCTATGGTACAGACTGATATGCAGCTAGAACAAATGAAAGCTCAGTTAGACTCACAAAAACAAGCTCAAGAAGTAGAGTATAAAAAACAATTAATGCAGTTAGAGTTTGAAATGAATATGAAGCTTAAGTCTATGGAAGCTGAAACTGCTAAAGGTAAGGAAACACAGAAAGAAGATCGTAAAGACGAAAGAACAAAAATTCAAGCAACTCAACAAAGTGAGATGATTGATCAAAGAAATAATCAAAAACCACCTAAAAACTTTGAGTCAGCAGGTAATGATACTATAGGAGGCGGATTTGATTTAGGCGCTTTTGAACCTAGATAAAAAATTATTAACTATTATTATATTATATTATGAAAGAAAAAAATGAAAGTGTAACAGAAGATGTTACAAAAGTAGACTTGTCTCAAGGCAAGACAACTGTTGAAGACAATGTTGTTAAAGTAAATTTAGATAAACCACCAACACCAAAAAAAGATGAAGTTAAAGAAGATAACCCTGACAACGAGGGAGTGGTTACAGAGCTTGATAATGCCGAGTCCACAGAAAAACAAGAAGAAGTACAACCGGAAGAACAAACACAAGAAGAAACTCCAGTATTAGAAGA